ACTAACATAGGTTCGCCCTTATCGTCAATCATGTAGTGTTGGAACGGTGGAAAGTTGCACTTGATGTATTTGGTATTGGAAGAAATATCAACAGCAGTGTCGTCGTCATACTCACTGGTACTTATGCCTTCTTCTTCTAGAGCTTTGATTGCTGCTTTACGACTTTTAGCATCATCAACTGGAATGTGATCCCATGTCATTATACGAAAAACAACGTCTACATCTTTGACATCTTTTAATTTAATTTCAAATTCGTCTAGTTTACGTTTTGTGCCATCTGCCGTAGCGGCTTCGTGTGCCAATTTTGCCAGTCGTTCAGCACGATCTTTTCTTGCCTGTAGTATATTCTTTTTGTTTATTTTTGTTACATCCGGCAGAATCATATCAAAATTTGCAAATTCAATATTGATGAAACTACAATAGGAATTTTTACTTTTGTGGATTTCCTTAAGGATATCTTTGTTGTTGAGGTAATTATGACGCACTTAGCTTCCTTATAAGTATGACACATAATAACTTATTTACATTGTGTATGTCAACCTAAACTTAAAATAAACCTATTATCTACGCCGTTTTTAATAACAATAAATACTTAATAAAACGGATCACCCAATATGCCTGTATTACCAAATATGCCCTTGCAAGGGACCACCAGCAGCAGTACATCTGTGATAGATCAGATCGGCTCTGCATTCTCAACTGCATTTACTGGCGCAGTCGGACTTACCAGTGCCAGCAACAGGCAAAATGTTGCAGACATGTACAAGTATAGTAAACGTACTTCAGCATCAGCACCCAAACCAATAATGGTATATCCGAGTGCAAACAACGACTGGCGTGTTCGTATTAGTCTTCCACCAAATAGTAAATATTTTTACAATGATCCAAGTAACAGTCTGCTGAGTCCGTTGATAACTGAAAATGGCGGTGGAGCAGATAATAGCATAGCGGCTGCAATCGGAAGCCTAACAGGAATGTCTAATGCTAAACGTATTGGTGTAGTATTTCCATACACTCCACAATTACAAATAACACATACTGCTAACTATCAATCACAAAAATTAACCCATTCTAATTATGCACAATACTTCTACGAGAATAGCGAAGTACAGGCTGTCACGTTAACTGGAGAATTCACAGTTCAGAACATAAACGAGGGTCAGTATTTATTGGCTGTAATTTATTTCTTTAGAAGTGTAACAAAGATGTTCTTTGGAAAAGATCCAGCCGGAATGGCAGGTAACCCACCTCCTATTTGTTATCTAAATGGATATGGACAATATTATTTGCCCAACGTACCTGTGGTTATTACACAGTTTAGTCACACTATGCCAGCAGAGGTTGACTACATAGATGTTCCGGAGCCGGCAGTCAACAACCAGTCACCGCAGTACCTAAATTATAGATTAAATAGCACACGCTTGCCAACTACAAGTACAATTAATCTAACTATGCAACCGATATACAGCAGAACAAGTCAGACCAACTTTAGTCTTAACGATTTTGCCAAGGGCGCATTGATTAACACACCGGGTAGCGGAAATCCTGCAAGTGCATTCGGTGCGTCTCAGCAACCAAGATATGGTAAAAGCAGCAATGGTGGATTTATTTAATGTCGGCAACTTATTCTACAACTAGTCCATATTATGGAACAGGTACTTGGGGTCAATTCTTAGACGTGTGGCCCGGTAAAACTATTACAGCAGCCGATGATGATGCAATATATCAAATTGATGCTCCGTATAATCTGAGACCAGACTTACTAGCTTATGACATGTACCAAAATACAGGCTTATGGTGGGTATTTGCAGTACGGAATCCCGATGTTCTTAAAGATCCGATGATGAGTTTTACCACTGGCACAATCATATATGTTCCAACATTATCAACTTTAAAATTAACATTGGGGTTATTGTAAAATGGCAGATCCACGCAATGATGCTGTTAAGACTCTCAGTGAAGTGGTAGTAACCGGCTCAAGGCTATCTAAAACTGAGTTGGTCCCTAATCCGTTACATAAGTATGCCAGTTACACGTATAACATCAGTTTATGGTGGCTAGACACTAGTGACTTTACAAAATTAATGTCCAGCACTGATGTTGATACAGCAATGGCCTGGTCCCCTAGTGCAAACGGTAGAAGTTACTGTGTGGCAGCAGATGCCGGTCTATATTCAGATTATAGAGTCCCTGGTCGAGGATCATTGAACTACAATATTCAAGATTTTAAAATAGAAACCACAATTACCCCAAACAAAACAAGTCGTAGTAGTAATCTATTAGAAGGGTCATTGACGTTAATAGAACCAATTGGTGTAACTTGGTTTGAAACACTACTGGCAGCATCATATGATGGTAGTACCTACGGTAATTGGACCCGACAACCTTTTATGGTACAAATTGATTTTGTAGGATACGATGATGCAGGTAATCCAATTCCTTTAGCCGATACATTAAAATATAGAAAACGTTTTCCTATTTCTATATTAACTGCAAAACTGAATATAACAAACAAAGGTGCAGAATATAAATTAACTTTTTGCCCAATGGGTGCAACAGCACACTACCCAGATTATGCCACAACGCCAAAGGTGTTTACAGTCACAGCCGATACAGTTGGTAAATTTTTTGAAGGAATCTCCTCTCTTTATACGCAGTATTATCTCGAGCTAATTGTAAAAGGGCAGGCAACCTATGCAGAACGGATTGACTTTGACATTGCTACCCAGATAGCAAAATCAAAAATTGTCAGTGATAAAGCATTGCCAATACCTCGGGCTAACTCAAAAGCAAATAACATAGATCTTAAACAATCTACTTTTACTATTCCGGCTGGCACACCCATATTAGATATTATTACAAAGGTAATGGCTCACAGTGATTTTTTAATTAATGATCAATTAAAGTTAGAAAACGGTGGTGCCAAATCGGACTATGATATTTTTCAAGCATTTAAAACAACATCAAAAGTTATAAATGCCGGCTACGATCTTGGATCCGGACAAGTATTGCCCGGAGTAATTGACCAGGTTTCTAATAGACCGCCTAAAAATATTACATATTCGATTGCTCCTTACGCCATATTCGATGGTAATCATCAAAGTTTACCTAAACTAACTGACAGTGCTCCTTACACAGTAAAGAAATATGACTATTACTATACTGGACAAAATACTGATGTAATTAATTTTAAATTAGATTTTGACACTACATATTATACTGCCATACAGGCATATGCCTCAGCAATTGCAGCAACTGAATCTTCGCAGTCTACTTTAACCAACGAAGATGCAATTGCACCACCCCGAATACTGGCTCCGGTATATAATCCAGTTGTTGCTGCAGGGCAAATACCCACGTTAACCCCATTGATGTTTAAGTCAATTGTTAAAGATAAAGAATCTAGTTCCGGTATGAATATGTCTAGTAGACCTGCTGCTCAAGTTGCTGCTGATGTAATAAAAGCAATATATACAAATTTAAATGGTGATATGTTATCACTGGATATGGATATTGTTGGTGACCCAACATTAATCAAACAAGATGATTGGTTATATATTGTGAGTCCAACTATATCAAAACTTTATTATGGAATTAGTCAAGCCGAATTTGCCGAGAAATATGGGCATATAAAAACAGACGATAGTCAGGTTGTGGTGACGGTGAATGTAAACAGCCCAATAGACATGGATACCGATTATACAAATCAAGGACTGATGACACCATTGGTTTCCTACCAAAAATCTATTTTTAGTGGACAATATAAGATATTAACCATTGTTAGTAAATTTGCCAATGGTAAATTTGAACAATCTTTAAAGTTAGCTAGATTTATAAATAATGAAATTATTGCGGCACTACGTCCAACTGGGTCGGCGGCAGCAACAAGTCAACAAAATCAAAATAGTACCAATCCAAGAAACTAAGGAATCAAATAAATGGGAACGTCAAATACACGTACATCTAGGCCAGACCCTCATGTAATACCCAAGGTATCGGGCACAGTATCGGATGCTGGACCGTATGAAGCTATTGTAGTTGGACATGCAGATGGCAGTAGAATGGGCCAACTATTAGTTAATATTGCAGATTGGCAAGGTGCAATAGTTGACATTGGTGGAGAAAACCCTGACGCTATTCCTGCATCTTATGCTAGTCCCTTTTATGGAACAACGTATGGCACAGACACACAACAAAATCCAGACGGTCCCATGACATCAGGGCAGAGTTATGGATTTTGGTTTGTACCCCCGGACGTAGGAAATAAAGTACTAGTTACATTTGTTGGCGGAGATATTAGTCGTTGTTATTGGTTTGCCTGCATATATGAAAGTACCAGTCACCATATGGTACCTGGTATTGCAAGAGATATAGGTGGATCAAACAATACTTTAATTCCTGCAGGAGATCCAATAGCTGATTATCTGTCGGGAGATAGTATACTTCCGGTGGTTGAGTCGGACTCTGGAGTTAGTATAGCAACTGCATTTGCTGCTGATGGAATAGAATCAACACCTAGATATCTACATGAATTTCAAGCAGTTACGTATGCAATGCAAGGTCTGGATCGTGATCCCATTAGGGGTGCAATTAGTTCCAGTAGCCTAAGAGAATCACCGAGTAACGTATATGGAATTAGCACACCTGGACGCCGAGCAACATCTGGGGATCAAGTGGCTGGTAAGCCTGCAGCGGTGTTTGCTAGAAAAGGCGGACATCAATTTGTTATGGACGACGGAGATAAAGATGGTAAAGATCAATTGATTAGATTACG